CGGTCCACCCTGCCTACAGATGCTGTGTAAGGACGGTATACCAGAGGGGGCTAGGAACAATGGCCTCTTCAATCTGGGTGTCTATCTACGCAAATCTGACCCCGAAGGCTGGGAGTCGGCAATCCTCGAACACAACATGAAGTTTATTCACCCGCCATTGCCGTTGGGCGAAGTCAATACAGTAGCCAAGCAGTTGGAGAGAAAAGACTACGCTTACAAATGTAGTGATGCGCCCATCAACAGCGTCTGCAATCGTGAACTCTGTATGACACGTAAGTTTGGTATAGAGGGCGTCACGACAGGGGTGCAGATAGCCAATCTGCGTAAATACAACAGTATACCGCCAGTTTGGTTCTTGGATGTGATGGGTCAGCCGCTTGAAATGCAGACGGATGATTTATTGAATCAAGGTGCGTTTCAGAAAGCGTGTGTAGATCAGTTGAACTTCTTACCACGGACCATGAAAAAAGACATGTGGGAGACTCGGATTAACGGGTTGCTAAACGAGATGTCAGAGACAGAGGGCAGTATTATCGAGGTGTCTGACGATGTTTCAATCAACGGTCAGTTTAATGACCATCTTGAAGACTTTTGCACTGGACACCAAGCGGCAGAGGACCGAGAACAAATACTGTTGAAACGTCCGTGGACAGATGAAGATCGTGGAGAAACCTATTTCAGACTCAAAGATTTGGAATCTCATTTGATCAAAGCGAATTTCAAACACTTCAAAACTCACCAGATCGCACAACGACTGAGAGACTTGAACGGTCACTCGTCTTTATTGAAAATACAGGGCAAGACGACCCGTCTTTGGCGGATACCTGCTTTTCACAGGGACGATACAGAATTGACCACCCCACAGTTTACCAGTGACCAAGAGATTCCGTTCTAATGCAGCGCATCTTCGGTCCACCTGGCTGCGGAAAAACTACCACATTACTCGATCTGGTTGATAAGGCACTGTCTGAAGGCGTAGCACCGCACAAGATAGCTTTCTTCGCGTTTACACGAAAAGCCGCCTCAGAGGCAAAAGAGAGAGCCTCAGAGCGGTTTGGGTTGGACCCCAAAGCTGATCTGCCGTTTTTTCGTACAATACACTCATTGGCGTTCTTCTTGACCGGTTTGAAGAGTGATCAACTTATGACAGCCGAACATTACCGAGAAGTTGAGAAAAAAATTGGTATCAGTTTGGTGTCTGGCGAGACCAGATTGCATGAGGTCGAAGAGGATCTCAGTAATAGTCTGCGAAAAGAATCACCGATACTGCGGTTGATCACGTTGTCGCGTTTGAAAAAGACATTACTGCGGCATGAATACAATTTCAGTGAGATTGAATACAAGTGGGTAGAAGTGGACTACGTTGCACGGTCCTTGAAACAATACAAAAAGGAACATCAACTTTACGACTACACAGACATGCTGGAATTGTTCGCTCAGTCAGCACAAGATACTTGCCCTCACTTTGAGCTTTCGATGCTAGATGAAGCACAAGATCTTTCACCGTTGCAGTGGGACATCGCCCACGCTATCGAAAAGAAGTCCGACCGCATGTATTGCGCGGGGGACGATGACCAGGCTATTTATAAATGGAGTGGGGCAGATGTAGACCATTTCATCAACCTGCCCGGAGGCAGTGAGGTGTTAGAGCAAAGCTACCGTGTACCTCGTAAGGTCCATGAGATCGCAGAGCGTATTAGTGCAAGAATCAAGCGACGGTTCCCAAAGAAGTATCTGCCGCGACGAGAAGAGGGGGTCGCCAAGCGTATCACCGGATTTGAAGAACTAGATCTCAGTCAGGGCACGTGGTTGTTTTTGGCTCAAGCGAAGTTTCATCTGAACAGCGCACAGTATTTTATGAAACAACAGGGTCGTTTTTTTCAATATCCAGATGCAACACATAGTGTGCGATTGAAGGTACGGCAAGCATTAGAAGCATGGCGATTGTTACAACAGGGCAAGCCCGTGACCTTTGATCTTACAAAAATACTGTATCAATACATGTCAGGCAACGGTGTCCGGGTGGCAAGAGGACACAAGAAAATAATTGGGGAAGAAGACGACACGTTTACTTTTGAAGAGCTACGAGACCATCATGGTTTGCTGGCGACTCAAGACATGGCGTGGAATGAGGCATTGGATAAGATACCGGGTGTCGATGTGGCTTACATCAACGCACTGGTGCGAAGAGGCGAAGACCTCACTCAACCGCCTCGTATAAGACTGAGCACGATCCACGGAGCAAAGGGTGGTGAAGCAGAGAACGTAGTCCTGTATACGGACTTGACGGTGGCGGCAGAGCAGTCGATGGAGCAGGATTCTGATTCTATCCATCGGGTGTTCTATGTTGCCGTGACACGCTCGAAGCAAAACCTTTTCATCGTGGAACCCGAAAATTACAACAGGAGTTATGCGTTGTGACTGAAGATAACGTGAACCAGCCCAAGCACTACCTGATCGGAGATATCGAGGCTATCGATGCGATGGTGATGGTATTTGGCGGCAAGGCCGTGAAAATGTATTGCTTGTGTAACGCTTTCAAGTATCTCTGGAGATGCCTGCACAAAGGCAAAGAGGTAGAGGACATCAAGAAGGCGATTTGGTATCTCAGGTTCGCTATCTCAGACGACCCGCGAAAAGATCATGCAAAAAGAGACTAGACTTCAGTTCCCCTTGTTTACCCCGAAATCGGAGTGGACACCACCATTCGAGTTACGAGATCTCACGGGCTGCAAAGAAATAGCCGTGGACCTCGAAACACGAGACCCGAACCTCAAACAGAACGGACCCGGCTGGCCCCGAAAGGACGGTGATGTCGTTGGCATTGCCGTGGCGACCGAAGGCTGGGAAG